ATCATTTGCAGCTAATACGCATTCATTTAATGAGTGATAATGAGGATCTTTAAATACATAAGCATCTTGATAACCATCAGAACTCACGCCTGCAAAAATAACTACCATCAACCAATAACTCATTTCAAAATCACCTTCTTTCTATTTTCTAAATGTTGTTCTGCAATCTCTTCTTTAGATTGCCCGTGATACTCAACAGCATGATGTTCTTCAATCATCTTTTGATTCACGTTTGTATCAAAACACCACACTTCTCCAAGAATTCTACCAAACTTTCCTTTTGCGTCTTTATGTGTTTTAATTTTTACGCCACCAGCACTTACCCATTTTTTTAAGAAAGCTGCCGCAGCCTTACCATATTTTTTTTCTTCTTTGTCGCTAGTTCTTGATTCTGGAGTATCAATACCATATAGTCTTACTCTTTCATTTCTTAGCCATATACCGAAACCAAGATCCAAATCAACATCAATAGTATCACCATCAACGACTTTGATTACTTTTGCTTTATATTCATGCATTTTCTATTCCTTTAAGATGTTTTGAGTGTATCTTTCCACCAATAAACTCGTTATAGTATTTATCGTCAAATAAAACTTTCCTATCAATCTGTTCCTTCATCTCAAAGTATGTCATTTCCCCTTTAGTCTTGCAAAGTCTTATTATTTCTCTTTTAAATCTTTCTCTACCACTCTGTTCTACAAGTAGTTTTACTTCATCATTAGATCCAAAATAATCTTGCCAATCAGAATCTCTTTTAGAATGACGCTTGTTAACTTTTCCTTTCAAAGGCTTAAGTTTATGAATCTTCCAAAAAAGTTTCTTTCCAACATATTTCTTTTGATTAGATAAATCTGTTATGATGTAAACAAATCCAGCATAATTGTGATGAGAATGTTTTTCAGGATCAAATATCTTATCTTCATAATACCACATAATATTATATATCGTTAATCTTCCTCATCAATGTCTTTAATGTGTTCTGCATTTATTTCTGTGGAACAGTTAGGACAGTATTGAGGTTCATACTGCGAGGTTATGTGTGATTCAGCCTCGCAGTACTCACACTCAATGAGATATACTTTTATCATAGACATTAGAAGTCGATTTCACATCCACCACCGGCACATGCGGCAGCACCTAATGTATCAACTTCAGTATATTTCTTTTCAGTAAGATCATTTTCCCAAGTGATTGGTTTAAAGTTTTTATTAATCTTATTCCATTTATGCAATAGATAAGAATCTTTTAAACAGTATTCAGCTTGCTTAAGATCACCATCTAAATAATTTTCAGCAAAAGAATTAAATCTTCTTACCCAATCCTTTTTGATAGCATTGTCAGATGTTTCAAGAGATAGATCTTCACCCATACCTTGAGCTGTTGAACAAGCATTCCATAAGTTATCAAATGCATCTAAACCATCAACTACTAATCCTGATGCAAATATTGCTGCTGTATCATATTTCTTTACCATGTCTTTGGCAGAAATAACTGCAGTGTTTGGAGCCTGATTGTAGTCTTTATCACCTGTCATTGGTAGAAATGAGATTCCAGCAAAAGAGTTTCTGTTTTCAAAAACATACTTTTCAACTTTATCCCAGTCATCAACTATGATTGTATTCGAAACGTTATGTCTTACTCCTTCATCTGCACATAGTTCAATATTTGTACCGGCTTCAACCCAATGCTTTTGTGCTAGCTTTACTTTTTCTAAATGATCCACGCCTAATAGTTCATCTTTAAATATTGAACCTTCTTTTGGCAGAATAGGAAATGAAACAACAACATCTGATCCAGTTGCTGACCATACAGAGTCTTCAACCATAAAAGGATTAGAAGCTTTAATTGCAGCAGTAACTTCTGAATCTTTTGTCATTTGTACATTTCTGATATACATTTCAGAATGTTCTGCATGGATACCTGATCCAGTTTGTAATAATACTGAAGCGTTTCCTGAAGGTTTTACACACGTGGTCCTGGCCGCAGGATTGATTCCAATAGCTTCCGCAACCTCTCTATTAACTTCTTTAACAATTCGAGCTCCTTCCTCCAATACTTCTGCATCAAATAGAACATCTGGATTATTCATCCAACCTGTAATTGATGCACCTATCAGTGCTTCTCTGTCAAATATCTTTTTACTAGTCGAACTAAGAAATTTGAAATCTGTATATCCAGCTTGTAAAGTACCAAGAATAGACGCGGCCCTGCAAGCTTTGAAGAACTCTTCTTTTGATGTGCATTTTCCACCGTTAATCTCCGTTAAGTTACATCCTTGCCAACCAGACTTTCCTTTGATTTGTGGAAACATTCCGATCTCAACGCATGGATTGGTTGTATGTTCTTTTGAGTTAACAAAAACAAAACCTGGCTCACCAAATTGTCTAACACTTTGCATGAGTTTATTAAACTCTTCTGGTGAAGATTCATCTCTTACAATAACTGCCGAGTTATTTGATCTTCCTCTTTGTGGGTTATCCATGAACCAATTGCCAGTTTTAGCATTCATCATCTCTTCATCATCAGGTGAGAAAAGACAGATAGTTGCAGATCTACGTACACCGCCACTTAATACAGCATCTGCTGTATACATGACAATGTCATACACCTGAATAGGTCTTAACTTCTTAGGATCTTTAGTGTCAATAATTTCTGCTTGCAATAAGTGTTCGATTTTATCAAGTGCAAGTCTTAAACCATCTGGTCCTGGCGCTTTAAATCCACCAGATATTTTTGCACCCTTTGGTCTTATTTGCGATAAATCAAAGTATACTCTACGTCCTGCATACTCTGGATGCTTACCACCATTTACAAAATATGATGATAATAAAACGTCTACTGCAGTTGCCCAACCCTCAATTGAATCTTCTACCACATGTGTCTTTGGTTGTTTTGATCTTGCTTGTATTTTTGGTAATTTTTTAACGTGATGTTTCTGTACTGAGAATCCAGCACCTGCACCACAAAGGAGAATATAAAATACTTCTCCAAAGAATTCCGGCCTATCAGCATAAGAAGAAGTACAGTTGTACATTCTCATCTGATGTTTTAATATTTGTTCTCCACCGAATTGTAGAGCTCTTTGTGCACCTAACACGTATTGTTGTTTATAGGCATCTCTTGCTTCTTCTACGTACTCTGTTATTTTATTCATTTTGGATGAGTAAAACCCTTCGTGCATACTCATTACTCTGTCTACTGCTTCATCCCAAGTCTCATATCTTTCTAACTCATCATTGAATCTCGAATAGCCATCATAAAACTTAGCTTCGGACAAAAGCTTCCTTGTATCAACAAACGCTGTTTGCATCGCATGTCCCTTCTTTATTTACTGATTATTAATTCTTAGTACTATTATATATAAAAATCCATTATTTGTAAACGATTAAATTATTGATTTTTTAAAAATAATTTAATTGTGTTACAAAAATGTTATGCTTTAAATGCAGTTGTTGGTGGAGTAAAGTTAGCAGAATATATTGCTTGGCCTTTTATTATACGTAAATTGCTTATATAACCATTAAATGAATGTGCAATGCCAGTGTAATCCATTAACCTTCCTATTTTCAACGTGCCATTGCCGCCGTATATTGAAGTAAAAGTTCCACTACCTAGAATATTACCATTTTTAAAAGTAGTTAATGTATTACTGGATTTAGTAAAAGCTACATGAATCCATTCATGTGTTCTATTAGTAACCGCTGGTGCAAAACTAGAGTCGCCTGCACCACCTGAACCTGTTGTATTCCAATAAGTAGTAAGACCAGTTGCTGTAACTCCAAAACCCCATTCTCTACTGGTATTACCACCTTTACTGATCCAAAATCCATGAGAATTAAATGAAGTCACATATAACCATGCCTCTACAGTATAATCGCCACCATAAATTTGATGATCAGCTGAAGCTGCTGCACTTATAATATCTGTATCACCATTAGGAATGTACACTGAATGCATTCCAGTTGCTGGAGTACGTACAGCCTCAGCCGCAGATGAACCAGCAGATGTAAGAGTGTGATTACTGGCAGATGCATCATTTGTAATAGTTGATGTGGTAAATGCAAGTAGTTTAGTGTTGGATGCAGTTGCTGTAGGAGTTGTACCATCTGGTTTTGTCATACCAGAATTAGTTTGAGTCAGTGTTACAGGTTTTGATATGTATGGATAACGAGCTAAACCTTTGCTAACTCTAAAGTCATGAATATATCCACCAAAACCATAAGTTGTGGTATTATTATACCTTGAAGCCATTCTTAAATTTGATTGATCGAAATTTACTGTTGCTGTACTAGTTCCTTGAAGTACTCCATTTCTATAAAGAGAATGAACACCACTCTGTCTTTGCAAAACAACATGGCTCCATTCATTATCTGGAACTGTTGGATTAAACGAAGCTATAGCCGGTGAGCTATTGTTAGGTCCTCCAGCTAAGTCTTTTGACACGTTGATTCCTGAACCACTTCCATCGGGAGCTGAAGCAAAGAAACCTTTATATGACGAATGACCGGCAGTAGGATATACCCACGCCTCATGAGTATGATCTTCAAGTCCTACAATAGGTTGGCTTATATCAACATAGTCATTACTTCCATCAAAATATATTGTGTTTTCTGAAAAGTGTTGTTGGCCGGTTGATGCTACTGCACCGTCTCCTATAGTAACAATTGTTTGAACTTCTCCAGCTTTTGGTCCTACTCCTTGTGAAGCATCAAAGATTTTAGAATCTGTAAATGGTAGTAAAAGTTTTGTATTTGTTATGGCGGTAAGAGGTGTAGTTGGTGGATCAAAATCAGATGTATAAACAGCAGTTCCTTTTACTACACGAAGATCACTCCATATAGCTCTTGCTTGCCCGGCACCACCAGATGCAGCATCTCTTCCTAAAGTCAAGGTTTGTAAAGAATAATTATATGTATTCGAATAACTATGTGTTTCTTCTCCATCCATATACATCTTTATGGTGCCACTATCTCTAACCCATGCAAGATGATGCCATTGTCCTACAGTTATAGTTTGTGATCCACTTGCAGTAACAGTACCTGTTCCGGGTGTGTACACCGCCATTTTATTAGGATTTAAGTAAAGAGCAATTCTACCAGCCGTACTTCCTGAAGCTCCAGGAGTAACTGTATCAAAAATCATCTGATGAACTGATACGTTAAGAGGATATATCCATGTTTCTACAGTAAAATCTCCAGTCCCAAATGCAAAATCAGCAGAGGTAGCTGTAAAGTAATCATTACCACCTTGTGGAGCTAACAGGGCCGACCCTCCATCAGTAGTTGCGTACTCACCATTCTTATCATACGGAGAAAACGCTCTCATTACAGGACCATATACTGCAGGGTGGTGG